AAACTACACAAGGAACAAGTGCTGAAAATATAGAAACACAAAAATTTAAAGTTATATCTGTAGAAGAAAAAGATGATTTTCAATACTCAATAACAGCAGTGACTCATAATGAAACTAAATACGATCACGCAGAGCTATTAGAAACTTTAGATTTTAGAGATTTTACAAACCTTAATGAAATACCAGCACCTCCATCAAAATTTGCAGAAAGAGCAAATCCTAACGGTACAACCACCAGATACCCAATAGAACAGTTATATAGATTTAAAGACACAATTAGAATAAAAATTATTGTTGGATGGCAGCCTGTAATAGGTGTAAATAGATATGAGGTTAAATATAGGCAAGATAGTGGAAATATAAAAACAGTTGTCGTTAATGGAAGTGATTTTGAAATTCCAGATGTAATTATAGATTCTGCTAACAATGAATCAAGATTTGATTTTGAAGTAAGAAGTGTAAATGCAGCAGGTGTAAGATCTTCAACTCCTTTAACGACAAAAACACAATCTTATTTAAATGGTCAAGATACAACTACTGGAGAGTATTTTCTTAAGGCAGTTGGTAAATCTGCACCTCCAAGTGATGTAACTGGTTTTAGTGGGGAAATAGATCCTCATATTGGAATTGTTTTAAATTGGACTGCTGCGACTCCTACACCTCCAAGTTTTGCTGATTTAGATATAGAGCAATACGAAATAAAATCAGGGTCATGGTCTACAGGCACATCATTAGGAAAAATAAAAGGGACATCATTTAAAGTCGGCACAATACCTACTGGAACAACATCTCAAATATTTTCAATAAAAGCTTTTGATGCAGATGGTAATCAATCAGTAAATGCAGCACAAATATCTTTAACAATTACAGCACCATCTGCACCTCAAAATGGAACAGGTACTTTTAGTGATGATAACTTAATTTTAAAATGGGATGCACCTGCATCTGGAAGTTATGCAATAGAAGATTATGAAATATATCAAGGTGCTATAAGCAATGCAAATTTACTAGGAAGATCAAAATCTACTACTTTCCAATTACCTGTTACTTTTAACAGTAATCAAACTTTTAATATAAGAGCAGTTGACATTGCTGGGAATACAGGAACAGCTTTATCTTTTACTGTTAACTTTGTTTTAGCGCAAGCACCAAATATTAGTTATCAATATGAAAATAGCCAGCTTAAGTTATCTTGGGTAGTTCCTGTTGTTGGTAGCACAAAGATTAAAGAATATGAGATTAAACAAAGTGCGACTTCTGTTACTGATGCTGGTTTAGCAACATTTATTACTCGTGTAAGTTCTACAAGTTTTTTACTTGATGTTACTTGGAATACAAGTCAAAGATTTTGGGTTGCTGCTGTAAATAGTAATGGTGATATACAAACTTTTGGTCGTACAGGTATTGAAAACTACCCAGATGTAAGTTTTGATTTGCCACCAGCCCCTACAGGTTTAACAGGAGTGCTAGTAGATGAAAGTGCAAAAATATCATGGACACCTGTAACAAAAACAGCTAATGGATTACCTATTGCAGATTACAAAATTTATAGGTCAGCAGGGACACAATCATTTGCACAATCAGTATTAGTAGCACAGCAGAATGGTACACAATTAACTGAGAAATGGATAAAAGATGAAATAGCCGGTGTTGTACAAACACAAAAAACTTATTATGTAAGAGCTTTAGATATTAACGGCAATGAAGGTGCTTTAAATGATATAACTATCACCGCTAATCCACCTGATAATATTTCAACGATAGAAGCTGAAGTGGTTGATAATAACGTATTGCTGAGATGGCAAGAACCTAATTCTGATCTTCCAATAATTTATTACAACATTTATAGAACAAGTAAAACTGCTGGTAATCTGATTGGAGCAAAACAAGGTGGATTTACTACAGTTTTTGAACAAGTTGGTGGTACGTTTACTTACATCGTTACTGCTGTAAATAGTGCAAAAATTGAAGCACTTGACGGAGGTAGTATTACAGCGATAGTAGATGAACCACCAGATTTTGTTTTAAATGCAGAAAGAAATAGTGCTTTAATTACTGGAACAGTAACGGCTACATATTCTCAGTCTAACGATACAAATACTGGTGCTGGTTTGATAGTGACTGTTACAAAAGTAGATCATGGGTTGTCCAATAATCAACAGTTAAATATTAACTTTACAAGTGGTGGGGCAAATGGAACTTCTGATGATGGTAAAATATATGCAATCTCACAAGTTACACAAAATACATTTCAATTTAAAGTAGTTGGAAGTAGGCAAACTACAGGCAATATTTCATTCTCATCACCAGCAACATTTACTAATGGATTTATTGATAATAATGCAATATTTTTCTGTTTAGATAGCTCAAGGACTTTTCAAGATCATTTTATAGGTAATGGCTCTCAAGCTAGTCCTCAATATCCTAACTTCGGGTCTTTTGGAGCAAATCAACCATATGCTTTACCTTCAGAAAATAGTGGTTCTTTTCAAGAAATTACAGATTTTGGAGCAGAAATTCCAGCTAGTAGAATACAAGTAGATATGAATGTTGTTGAAACTATTGGAGAAGGAGTTACTATAACTCCACAAATCTCAACAAGTTTAAATGGTTCTTCTTTTACAGATTTAGATGCAGGGCAATCAAATGTTTTAGGTTTAAATTTTAGATATGTAAAAGTGGTTTTTACATTGTCAGCATCAGGTAATAATGATTTAATAAAGGTTGATAATATTAGTCAAAAATTATTTTTGAAACAACTTACAGATCAAGGTAGTGTTAGTATTACAGCTAGTGAAGCAGCTTCTGGTAAACAAGTTAATTTCTTTGCTGGAAATCCTGATAAAAATTTCCTCGATGTAGATTCAATATCTTTACAAATAAGAGGTTCTAGTGCAACAGCTAAATTTGCTATCTATGACTTTGTTGATACAGCTAATCCGCAAAATGGTTTTAAAATATTTTTATTTGATGAAGACGGAAATGCTCCAACAGGCACAAATACAGTAGACTTTACAGTAAGAGGTGTTTAAACATGGCAAATTTTAACAAACCAGAATTAACAAGTACATATACAAATTTTATTACTGAGCTAAAAGCGAGAGACAATACAATTTCATCTTTATTTTCTGATGGCACAACACATACTGGAACATATCCTGTAAGAGCAATTAGATGGAACGCATCTAACGGTTATTTTGAAAGACGTAATGTAGCTAATAATGGCTTTGAAAGATTAGAAGGTGCAAGTGGAACCCATAAGTTTGTAAATTTAGAAGCAGGGCAAATAACAGCAACAAATGGAGTAGTTTTAACTGGAGGTAATATTGAAAGTTCTGGTCAAATACAAGGAGGAAGATTTAATGTAACAGGAACAACGAAACCAGCTAATGGTTTGTATAGACCGGCATCAAATGAAATTAGATTTACTACAAATAGTACTGATAGGCTTACTATAGAAAGTAACGGTGAGGTTGGGATAGGCACTGTTGACCCTGCATATACCCTCGATATTAATGGTACATTTAGAATAAAAAATGGTTCAAATGACAGCTATTTAGATGTTGGTCAAGGAGGTACAGGTAATAGAAATGCTTATATTGATTTAGTTGGTGATACAACTTACTCAGATTATGGATTAAGAATAATTCGTACAAACTCAGGAGCTAATACATCCTCCGAAATAATACATCGAGGCACAGGAAATTTAGCAATAAAAGCTCTTGAAGCAGCAGATCTTCTTTTGCAAACACAAAATACGACTAGATTAGTTTGTGATTCTAGTGGGTTTGTTGGTATTGGAGATTTTACAAATCCAACCCATAATTTACACATAGTAAGAGGTGATAATGCTGGTAACTTTATAAGATTACAAAATACTGAGGGCAGTGCTTATCTTGGTGCTGATGCTGATGACTTGATATTGCGTGGAGATACTATTGTTTTTGGAAGTGAAGGAGGAACAGAAAGAGCTTATATAAATGGTAGTGGACTTGGAATTGGTTATACTCCATCAGTAAAATTAGAAATAAGAAGTTCTGGCACTACATATGGCGACCCTAGCAATAATAACGTAGCTGGTGCTTATATTCTTAATGAAACTAACAATAGTACTACTGCTCATGCTCTTCTTGCTTTAAGAACTTCAACTGCCAATGGTGGAGATCCCTTTATATCCTTTGATATTGCTGGTGTAGCAGGTTGGCACATTGGTATAGATAATTCTGACAGTGATAAGTTAAAAATTGGAACAAATTGGAACATCGTAGGTTTAGATACTGCACTTGCTATTGATCGAAGTAAAAATTCTGTTTTTTCTGGTTCTGTCACTGCATCAAGCTTTAGTGGCAATGGAGCTAATCTTACTGCTGTAAATGCTACAAGTGTAGACGGTATTGATTCTGGCTCGTTCTTACGATCAGATGCTAACGATACTTGTTCTGGAGTTATTAATTTTAGCGGTAAGAAAATAGGTCTTGGTACTACACCGGCTGGCAACTTAAATGGCAGAAATGTAGCTATTGCTTTGGGAGATAATGATACTGGAATAGCTCAAAATGGAGATGGTCAACTGGAACTATGGGCTAATAATGTTGAAGTTGTAAATATTGATAGTGGACAAGTTATATTTTATGGTAACGCAGTTCCAAATGGTTCTAGAGATTTAGGGTCTAGTGGTAATCCTTGGCAAAATTTATATATAAATGACCTTAATATGTCTAATAAAGGCAAAACAAATGATGTAGATGGGACTTGGGGCGACTACACAATTCAAGAGGGACATGAAGACTTGTATTTAATTAATCACAGAACAGGTAATAAATTTAAATTTGCTCTTATACCTGTAGCATAATAGTAGGGAATTGATATAATAGAGAACATATAAATTATTATCTATGTCTACTATTTCTGAATTAAGAAGTGAAGCTCAATCTAGGGGTGAAGAACTTGTAAAAAGATTTCAAGAACTTGAAAAAGCTCAAGAACAAATTTTAGTTGAAAAATCACAAATAAAAAGTCAAGTAGATGCTATAAATGGCGAAATAGCAGCTTATAATAAAATTGAACCACCTGTAACTGAGGTTGAAACAACACAACCTTCAGAGACAGAATTAAAATCTGTTAGCTAATGGCTGTTAATCCCGGGCTTAGAAATTTTACTTTACAAAGGGCAGCAGATTGGAACGAAGAATATATTTTGTCTTCTACTCAAGCGAATGGTTCAGTAGTTCCAATGGATTTAACTGGTTTTTTAATTGAAGCAGAAGCTTGGGATAAGGAAAGGGAATGTAAGTATGCAGATTTTACTGTAACTTCTACTTACGATAATAGAATTGCTGGTAAGTTTTTTCTATCTCTTACAGATGAACAAACTATTAATTTTCCAGACGAATTGTATTATGACATAATGTTAACAAACACAAGTGGTTTGAAAGAATACTATGTTGAAGGTAAGATTACAGTATCACAAAGTTATACAAGATGAGTACTAAGATTTCTGTTGCTACTACTAAAAATACAGTTACTGTAAATGGAGAAACTAAAACAGTTTCAGTAGTAACAGCAGGCGCACAAGGTGCAAAGGGTATAATATTGGATGAAAGCAATAGAGTTGATGGCAGTATCATACGTTTTAGTAGTTCTGCTCAAAGTTACATTGCAGATTCAACAGTTACTCCAACGGAATTAACCGATGGAGGAAATTTTTGAAATCCATTGCTACAACAGCTTTTTACCCAAAGTAAGCCATGCCAAACACAGTACGAATAAAAAGAAGAACTAGCGGTAGTGCTGGCGCACCTAGTACTTTAGAAAATGCAGAATTAGCGTTTAATGAAGTTGATAATACGTTGTATTACGGAGAGGGTACAGGGGGTGCTGGAGGTGCAGCATCGTCAATTTTGGCTATTGGTGGTGATGGTGCTTTTGTAAATAAAACAGGCGCACAAACTATTTCGGGTAATAAAACATTTACAGGTGGATTCGATATATCATCAGCAACAGTATCTGGGTTTACTTGTACTCAAAATTTAATTGTATCAGGTAATCTGACAGTTAACGGTACTACGACCACTGTCAACAGCACAACAGTTTCCTTGGATGATAAAAACTTGGAGCTTGGGTCTACTGCATCACCAAGTGATTCTGCTGCTTCTGGTGGAGGTATAACTCTAAAAGGTTCTAGTGATAAGACATTTAACTGGATAGATGCAACTGATTCTTGGACATCTTCAGAACATATAGAACTTGCAGCAGCTAAAAACTTTAGGATTAATGGTGTAGCAGTTTTAAGTCAAACTGGTTTAGGTTCTACAGTTGTAAACTCTGTTCTTACATCTGTTGGTACTATTGGAACTGGTGTTTGGAACGCAACTGATATAGCCGTAGCTCATGGTGGTACTGGAGCCTCGACAGCATCAGCAGCGAGGACAAATCTTGGTTTAGTGATTGGTACAGATGTTGAGCCTCACACCGATAAGCTGACAGAGCTTAGTACGATGGCTCAAGCAACAGCAGATAGTTTGGCTGATCTGACATCAACAGAAGTCCAAATCTTGGATGGTTTGACCACAACAACTGCTGAACTAAATAAACTCGATGGTTGTACATCTACAACTGCTGAATTGAATTTGCTGGATGGAGATACATCAGCTACAACGACAACACTTGCATTGGCAGATAGAATTATTGTTAATGATGCAGGGGTTATGAAACAAGTTGCTTTTTCTGATTTAGTAACATTCTTAGAAAATGAATCGGTTAGTGGTTTTGATATTAATGGGGGTTCGTTCTAAATCTTTGTAAACCGTTAAGGAGGCTGTAAAATGGCAAACACAATTCGATTAAAAAGCGGTTCTGGAAGCAATCCATCTGCAAGTGATTTAGTAGTAGGAGAGGTAGCACTAAGAACAGATGGTAATCCTAAATTATTTACAAAAAATGATGCTGGTAGTGTTTTAGAGGTTGGTTTAGATTCTTTAAATAGTAAATTATCTCTTACTGGTGGTACGTTAACTGGAACTACTACTTTTGCTAATGGAGTAGAAGCAGTATTTGGAACAGGTGGATCTGATGGGCTTTTAAAAATAAAGTCTGATGCTGGTGGTAATTCATATATTACTGAACAAGGTGCAGGAGATTTAACTATTCAATCTACTGGTAATGGAGTTTTCTTCCAAAAAGCTGGAACTTCAGAATATTTGGCAAGAATGAAAACTGATGCTGAAGTTGAGCTTTATTATGATGGCAGCAAAAAGTTTGAGACAGTTTCTGGTGGAGCTAAAATAACTGGTACTGCTACTGCTACAGGTTCTTTAATTGTAGGTTCTGGTAATGATTTGCAATTTACTAGAAGTGGTGGCAATACTGAAATTCAAAATTATAACGGAACATTACTATTTGGTAATGCTAGTAGCAATTTGAATAATGTTTTTATTCGTGGAAGAGCTGATGAAAATTCAATAGTTTGTATTCCTGATGGATCAGTAGAGTTATATAATAATGGCGTTAAAACTTGTGAAACAACAAATCAAGGCATAAAAGTTACTGGTACTTCAACTAATACACAAGTAAGACTAGCAACTGCTGGCGGAACAGTAAGAGGATATTTATACGCTAATCCTAGTAATGAAGTATATTTATTAGATTTACAAGCTCATTCAATTATAAAAGGTAAAGCAGATGCACAAGTTGAACTGTTTTACGACAATGCTAAAAAGTTTCAGACAACAAGCGGTGGTATTTCAATAACAGGAGATATAACAGGTACAGGTCATTTAGATCTTGGAGATGATGCAAAACTTAAGATGGGAGCAAGTGATGACCTAGAGATTTTTCATTCTGGCGGAAACTCATTTATTGCTAATTCAACAGGTTATTTATTAGTAAATTCCGAAGCTGGAGATAGTGTAATAAGAGCAAGTAATGATGTTTACTTGCAACCAGCTTCTGGCGAATTTGGTGTAAAAGCTACAGCAAATGGATCAACAGAACTTTACTACGACAACAGTAAAAAGTTAGAGACAACCTCAACTGGAACTAGAACTACAGGTGTATCTATTATTGGTAGTAATGCAACAGGAATGGGGAGTCTTAATGCTTCTACTCAACTCGTAGTAACACAACTATCGGGAAATACTAATAGTGTTGATCTAACTGTTCTTGGCGGTAGATCTGGAAGATCATCAATAGTTTTTGGAGATCATGATGATGTGAATGTAGGTGCTGTGCGATACAATCACAGCGATGAGTCAATTGATTTTTTAAATAATAATGAAAGTACAAGTAAACTAATAATTACATCTGGTGGCAACCTACAAATACCAAATGATAATGCAAAACTACAAATCGGTGCTTCTCAAGATTTACAGTTATATCACGATGGAAGCCACAGTTTTGTACAAAATACAACAGGTCTTTTAATTTTACAAGACACATCGGGTATATATCTTAGAACTGACGATCTTCGTCTACAGTCATCTGGTGGTAGTGAAACATATGCTACGTTAACAAAAGACGGAGCAGTATCACTTAACTTTGATAATAGTACAAAATTTGCAACTACAAGTACTGGTGTTACTGTTACTAGCAATGTAAGAATACCTGATGGTGGAAAGTATTTCCTTGGAACTGGCGATGATATGTACCTTAATCATTCTGGTTCACATGGAGCAATTGCTAATACATCAGGAAATCTTTACATTTCTACTCATAGTGGTATTTTCCTTTCCACTAGCTTGAATGAATCTGCTATATCTGCTAATGCTAATGGTAGCGTAGAACTTTATTATAACAATGCTAAGAAGTTTGAGACAACCAGTTCGGGCGTTAGTGTAACAGGATTTACTACTAGCACAGTTTCCAATGCAAACTCAACAATATTGATGCTTGTTGCAAACATGGGTACTAATAATAATAGAACCCTTTTATTTAAAGCACCTGCAACAGACTCAGGTTCAGAACCCTTTGTTATATCAACAGGCAACTCTTTACAAGTTAATGTAGATAGTCAAAAAACATTGTTAATAGATCATAGTGGACAGGTAAATTTACACCATGACGGAAGTACAGATGCAAAGCTATCTACAAGTTCCACTGGGGTTTCTATATCAGGAACTTGCACAGCTACAACCTTTAGTGGTTCTGGTGCTTCATTAACTAATATCCCTGCTGGTCAACTTACAGGAACATTACCAGCACTTGACGGTTCTAACTTAACTGGACTTACTGTTAACAACGCAAACACATTAGATAACTTAGACAGCACACAATTTGTTAGGTCAGATACAAGCGATACTTTAAGTGGTACTTATACCTTTGATAGTACTCATGCAACCTTACCTAGATTACATATAAGTAGTATCTCTGGTTCTGGTGGTTATAATTTTTTACTAAGGGGTAGTAATGATGGTGGTTTTAGAGCAGTTCATTTTGTAAATGGCACAACAAGATCTGCTGACGGTGGAGCTAATACATACACAATACGAAATGATGGCGGTGCTTTAAGATTAGGGAAAAGTAGTTATGCAACAGCAATTGAAGGTAATGGGGTAACTATACATGGTAATGGTACTGAAAATGCGATAAAAGCAATAGCAAACGGATCAGTAGAGTTATATTACGACAACAGTAAAAAGTTTGAAACAACTTCTACAGGAGCGTCTGTTACAGGTGCTTTGACTGTAGGTGTTGGAAGTCCTCTTAATAACAATGTTGCACATCTAAGATTAGCTGATTCAAGTATTGCGACTCCTTCTAATCAATCTGTTTTATTAGTTGAAAATAATACTAACGCATGGATAACTATTGGTTCTGGTGCATCAAATTATGGTGGTATTTTATTTGGTGACAGTGGATCGGCTGGTAGAGGTCAAGTTCGATTTAACCATAATGGCGATATTATGCAGCTTATCGCAGCTGAAGAAAAACTGTTTCAAGCAACTCTTAATGGTGCATCAGAATTGTATTATGACAACAGTAAAAAGCTAGAGACTTTTGCGTCAGGATTACAAGTTACAGGAAGAATTGAAATACCAGATGGTAGCGGATATGGTTTAAGGATCGGAGATAGTTCTGACCTGCAAATTTACCACTCAGGAAGTCACAGTTTTATAGACGATACTGGTACTGGCGATATGTATATAAGAGGAGATAATTCTCTTAAAATACAAAATGCTGCTGGTAGTGAACAAAAAATTGTTGCTATCTCAAATGGAGCCGTAGAACTCTATTACGACAATAGCAAGAAGTTTGAGACTCATAGCGGTGGAACTAATTTTCATGGAACTGCTCATACAATAACCACTGGTGATTTTTATCCTATGAATGATAATACTCTTAGGGTTGGCATAAGTAATAGAAGATGGGCGCAAATACATGGATATGAGATTAATGCTCATGAGTTTCTAAAATTGTATGATAATGTTCCCGCTAAATTCGGAAATGGTGATGACCTACAAATTTATCACGATGGTAGTCATAGTTATATAACAGAAGTAGGTACAGGTCATTTATATTTTGGTGCTAGTGGATATAGATTTAATAATGCTGCACAAACTGAATCTATAATACAGGCAAATCAAAATGGTGCAGTAGAGCTATATTACGACAACAGTAAAAAGTTTGAGACTACAAGTGAGGGCATACAGATCACAAGTAGCGGTATTCCAGCCCTAGCTGTTAAATCTACAGGATCTAACAGGGCTGATGTACGGATTTTAGCAACAGGAACAGGTGATGCTAACTTATGGCTAGATGGTGCTAATGGTGATTTATCTGGTGCTGATTATGCTTTTCTTCGTCACGACAATAATTTAGATTTAAAACTTGTAAACTATGGTGGTGATATATCACTTAGAACTAGAGGTGGAACTATTGGTTCTGGAAATTTACAAACTTCTATACAATGTAATAATCAGGGATCAGTAGAACTTTATCACGCTGGTTATAAAAAATTTGAAACTTCTTCAACAGGTGGACAATTTTTTGGTAAATTACATTTTCAAGATGGTAGTGGATTATCAGGAGCTAACAAAGTTGTTTTTGGTGATGGTGAAGATTTACAAATTTATCATGATGGAAACAACAGCGTCATAGCTGCTGCTAATGTAGGAGATTTACAAATTTTTGGTAATTCTGACGATATATTACTTCAATCAGTAGATGATATATTTCTTAAACCACAAAGTGGCGAAAGTGGAGTTACTATCCTCGGTAATGGAACAGTAAGTTTATTTTACGACAATAGTGAAAAATTATATACAACTGCTGATGGCATAGAATCCAAGGGCGAATTGCATTTTAAATCTCCATCAAATTTCAATGGTGAACAAACTGGAAGAATTGAATGGTGGAACGAAAATGATGCTGGTGTAATGGCAAAGATTGGAGTAGATAGAAAAGCATCTACTGGTGCGCCAGCAGATTTAGTTTTTTCTACTTCTCAAAATGTAGATACAAGTGCTAATGGTAGTGATGGTGATATTACTGAAAGGGGCAGATTTTCAAATAATGGATTAAGACTTACAAATCAACCATGTTTCTACGCATATAGTAATGTAACTCGAAATAATTATGGTGGTGGTTTGGTTGTAGCTTACACAGCAACTCATCATAATCAAGGCAATCATTATAGTACCAGTACTTATAGATTCACAGCACCAGTAGATGGAATATATATCTTTGGTGGTAATCCGGGTTATGTTGAGACAGGTCGGACATATTCACTTTATCTTCGTATAAATGGAGCAGTAAGAACTGAAGTTGGAAGAGTAATTCAAGGTAATTTCCCTTCTCATTCACAATTTGGCTTTAGTGTTTCTGTAAAATTATCTGCAAACGATTATGTTGATTTATATCAATTAGGTAGGATGCACCATAACGCAGCTTATTCAGCTTGGTGGGGCTATTTCTTAGGTTAATATTATGATTTATATTTATAATAAATATATTATTAAATAAAGTTATGGATTACACGATTACTTTGACGGATACAGAACAGAAATGTTTGGAATACATAGCTGTTGATGTAGATGATTGGATTACAAATGCAGCACAAAACAGAGCAAGACAAGCTAAAGAACAAATACTTGCTGTTAATTCAGCACATTGCAACGCTAATGGAATAGCGATTGCTGTTGGTGAAGATGCACAAGTAACACAAGCTTATTCGTTAGGTTTAGTTAAAAAGGCAACATCTGAATATAAAACTGAGTAGAGTTTGTTCAATTATATTTTTCTTGATATAATCTGAATAAAAGTATTTTTGTCATGGCTATTACTTGTATATGGGAAATTAACGGCACTGCCTGTAAAAGAGATGTTGCTGATGGTTACTACACTAATGTCGTTTATCGAGTTAAAGGGATGGATGACACAGAAGAAAAAGCAAGACATACAGGTGAGATTACATATACAAAACCTGAGTCATTACCTTCTGGATTTATTGCTTATGACACTACTGCAAAAACACCAGATCAAGCAACCATGATAACTTGGGTTAAAGATGCTCTTGGAACGGATGGTGTTACTGCTATAGAAACAAAACTTAAAGCAGAAATTGATTTAATTAACACACCAGTACAAGCTGCTGGAGTAGCTTGGTAAAATGCCTATTATCTTTTCTGGAGGAGGAGGTACTTTATCTGAAGCTGCATCTGGTTCACAAAACTTAGTATCATATACAGGAAGTACTACTTATACTCCATCATCAGGTACAAAACATATAACTGTTCATTGTATCGCTGGAGGTGGTGGTAGTGGTAGTGGTACTGAATTGCATGGTGAGCAAAATCAAGACCATAGACCTTTTGGTGGTGCTGGTGGTGGTGGATATGTTATTGGGCATTACAATATAACAGGACAATTTAGTGGAAGCGTATTAGTTGGGGGTGGTGGTGCTGGCGCACAAGCAAATCAAAGTCAATTTAGAAGTGGTGGTGGTGGTGGTAACTCAGCATTTCAACCATCTGGAAGTTATAACGGTAATGGTCAAATAGTAGCTAATGGTGGTGGTGGTGCGAGTGGCACTGGAACTGGAGGTGGTGGTGGCGCACATGGCGGTCTTAATTTTAGTGGACATGGAGGTGAACCAGTGCATGGTACGTCTGGAGAACATGGTACAGGAGAAGCTGGAGTTGGGGGAACGTCAGGACATGGAGATTCTCTTTATGGTAGGGGAGCTAGTGGTATTACTTCACCTAATGCAACTAACGGAAATGCTGGAAATAATGGTTTTGTTTACATAATTGAATATAGAGCCTAAACATGGAAAAGACTTACGCTATAGTCAACTCTTCTAATGTTGTTGTTAATATGACAATATGGGATGGAAATACAGAAACTTGGAAGCCTGATACTGGCGAAACTGCTATAGATATTGGTGATGATACTGACGTTATGATAGGAATGACTTATAACAGTAGTGGTACAGGTATTGGTAATACAAGTGATAATAAATGGATAATTCCAAGCAGTATGGAAATTGCAGATTTTGGATATACAAGTGCTGGATGGCCTGATTCGTAATATGTATGATAAGTGATTATAAAGAATGTAAGTTTTTAATTAATTATGTAGAAAATTATGTTCCAAATTTATTAACTTGGAAAGAATTTGCTGATCTTATTAATATAAGACCTTTATTAACACAAGAAAGAGTAAAACTGCTTGATCCACAAAAAAGAACATTTAAATGGTACACGCATGGTTGGATGAAAGATGTTAATACTTACCCTCCATCTTTAATAAGAGCATTACTTGATGAAATTGTTATTTATTTTTCTGATATGTCTAGAGCAACAAAAAATATAAATGATTTTGCTAGTTTTTTAGAAGATAAATACGAAAGGCATACTGACGCACATATCTATGTATGTCGCAATACTAATATTGAACATCCTTTTGCTGCTCATTTTGATTTGCAGCATAATGTAATTGTTCAATGTGAAGGAAAAACTAATTTTAAAGTATGGAAAGAAGTAGAAGATCATTCAATTGAAAAACAAATAAAATTAGATATGAGCAATGAAAAGCCAATATTAGATGTAGTAATGAATGTTGGAGATGCAATATGGATTCCTAGATATTATCCTCATCAAGCTATTTCATTAACTCCCAGACTTTCTGTAAGTTTTCCTTTTAGCGATAGTGAAAATTCTGCACATAAAGATCATTTTGAAGATCGTAACTGGATTACTTTATGAAAAAAAATTATCAAGCAAGGTTAGCGTTTCCATCTGTTTTTCACGAATATAATTTTAATAAAAAAGATTTTAAAAAAAATAAATTAATTGATTTTTGTTATGCAGAAAAAGAAAAAAATCCAATAGGTTTAAAAAGATCAAATAGAGGAGGCTGGCACTCTCGTGTAATTAATATTAACGAAGATAATCCTATATCTTCGCATTTGAAAAATGGATTAGGAAAATCTGTATTTACTGCATTAAGTCAAAAATTATCTGTTCATGTCGAATATTGGATTATGATTAATAGCCCAAATACATATAATTGTAGTCATACACATCCAAATTCACATTTGTCAGGAGTTTTTTGGATTCAAGCATCAGAGAAATCTGGAGATTTAAAATTTATTAATCCATCTAATTTTCAAGCATATGTTGAATTACATTCTTATGTAGAAGCATTTAAACTAGACACAAATGTATATGAAGCTTATAAATATAATCCAATAGAAGGTAAAATGGTTACTTTTTCTTCTCATGTAATACATGAAGTAGAAAATAATAAATCTAATAAAGATAGAATTGCAGTTTCGTATAATATTACATTGTCAGGTTGGGAAATAGATGAAGAATAATAATTTTATATTTAAAAATACAGGTTGTTTATCTAAAAATTATTGCAAAAAATTAATAGATTTTTTTGAAAATAATGAATCTATTGCAGAAAAAGGTATTGCAGGGAGTAAACGTCTTAATGATCTTGAAATAGGAATTAATGTACATACATTTTCAGATGAGTTACTTCTTGCTTTAAACGATACAATTGAAAAATATAAAAAAAAATATCCATTAATAAATACAAAACTTGATAGATGGCAGATTGATAAAATTGCACAACTAATGAGATATGAGCCTAATAATTTCTATAGTTCTATTCATTGTGAAAGTGGTGTAAATTATCCATATAGAATTTTTGCTTGGATGATTTATTTAAATACTATTAAAGATGGTGGTGGTACAGAATTTTTACACTTTAATAAAACTTTGACTGCAAAAGCAGGGGATATGTATATATGGCCTTCTGGATGGACACATTTACATAGAGGTGTTGTTGCTCCTTATGAAAGAAAATATTTATTAACTGGTTGGGTATCATTTTTAAGAAATGAATAGATATCATGTTGCAGCCGTAACAAACTTAGAAGGGGATTGGAGATTAGACGGTTATCAAAAAAGTGTTATTGAATTAAAAAAATTATTGCCTTTATTAATTAATGAAAGATTAGAAAATATTAAACTTGATGATATTGCATGGAAAGGAAAAGACTTGTATCCACAAAAAAGTGGTAATAATTGTTATTGCTGCGCTGGTAAAAAATATCGTGATTGTGATACAAAATATCCTCTTATAATTGCTAAAAATGCTTTAAATCCTTTTAATAATAAATATCGAATGATAGATGGTAGGCATAGAATACAAAAATTATTACTTGGCGGTCATAATTATGGATTATGTTATGTTTTTGACTTTAGTGAAATTAGATGTTTTTTGCTGGATCGTAGCTCGATCAATTAAGCCATACATGACATAAAGTGGTGCTAGTCCTATAATTAAAAAAAGCACCATAAATGTTATTGGTACGCTTGCTTTAATTAATGCTTCTTTTAACATGAGAAAAATTTTAGATATTTTAACCATCGTAACTGCAATACTTACCTTAAGCATTATTGGAACAGGTTTCTTTACATACAAAACCGTTACCAGTGATAAATTTCAACAAGAGTTATTAAATAAAGTTCTTAAAAGTGTTGGAGACATGATGCCTAAAGTTCTTGATGATAACCTTCCAGAAATGACAGGAGTTTCAATTCCAAAAAAAATGAACTTTATTGAGTAATGAATTGTTGGCATTGTAAAACAGAACTAATTTGGGGTGGTGATGAAGACATGGAAGAAGACACGCAATACTCTATGGTTACAAATTTATCTTGCCCAAAATGTTTTAGCTTAGTAGAAGTTTACCTTCCTAGAAATGCCTACGATTGATTTTGTACCAGCAGTTACTATACCTCGTGTTCCAAATGTTGTTATTCCAAAA